CATCCCTGAATTTTTTTGCTTACAAAATTTCAAAAGGCGTCCTGACCTACTATGGCGAAAAAAACACCAGACCCGGCGGCGGCGGCAGGGGGTTCGGGGGCGTTCCGGGATCGAATCCGAGAGTACAAGCGAATCAGGTCTGCCGACTTGGTCGCAAACCCGCTGAACTGGCGGCAGCATCCAGAGAATCAGCAGAACGCCATGCGGGGCATTCTCGAAGAAGTCGGCATCGTCGACGCTCTGCTCGTCAGGGATCGCAGCGACGGCACCTATGACATCATCGACGGGCACCTGCGGGCAAGCCTAATGCCGGAGGATGAGGTTCCCTGCCTAGTGCTGGATGTCGACGAAAACGAAGCCCAAAAAATCCTGCTGACATTCGATCCGCTCGGGGCAATGGCTGAAGCAAACGCGGCAAATCTGAATGAATTGTTACGGGACGCTGAGTTCGGGGCTGAGGCATTGCAGTCGCTTATGGAAGATGTCGCAGACAATGCAGGAATGTTCGATGATCCAGACGGAATCGAAGTGCAAAACAGTACTGCACAGCAATCTGCACCAAAGTCAGAGCAGTTGTTTCCGAATCGCGAATATGTTGTCGTTGTTTGTGAAACCGCAGACGAATGGCAAGAGGTGCAAAACGCCTTAGACTTGAAGCAAGTGCGTCGCGGTGGCTACAAACCCGGATCGCCGTTTGAGTCGGTCGGAATCGAGCGAGTGATAAAAGCACGAAGGATCATTGATGCTTGTCGCAATACCCAGTAAAGGCAGAGCAATGACCTGCCGATCGCATTTGGTTTTGCCAAGTGCTGTGTGTTATGTGCCCGCACGCGAAGCCGTTGAGTACAAAGCCGCAGGGGTTCAGAATATTGTTGGGGTTCCCGATGAGATTCAAGGAATTACGCCAACCAGAAACTGGATACTCAACAACACTTCTGAAAGTTGGGTCGTCTTTGTTGATGATGACGTGAAGCAGGCAGGGTTTTGCCACATGATGCATCACAGAGTGAAGCATCGCAAAATTTCAAATTGGATTGCAGAATTTGCAAGGCTGTTTGAAGTGACAGAGGATATGGGATATAGGATTTGGGGAATCTCTACACAAAGCGCACCGCGTAGCGTCTACCCTTACAAGCCATTCTTGTGGAGGTCGTACATTACAGCCAGCTGCATGGGTGTTTTAAACAGTTCAAAAATTCGATTTGATGAAGATTTCACGGTCAAAGAAGACTACGAAATGTGCCTTCGGTGTATCAAAGAAGATGGCGGAGTAGTCGCGGCGCGTTATTTGTATTGGGAAAACTCACATTGGACAGATGACGGCGGATGCAAAGACTACAGGACATCGCAAATTGAAAAAAAAGCAATAGCCAAACTCAAAGCAAAGTACCCCGGAATGGTTCGTCAAATTGACCGCGGTGGCAGCCAGTATTCTATTGAATTGAACTTATGACAGATTTAAGCCGATTAAACTCACGCAGTGAAATGAAAATCATCGAGCAGGCAGTGCGGCAAAACTGGAGCATTCCGGACGCCGTGTTCCAAGCCCTGCCCGGAGTCATGGCACAGATCTTGTCAAGCGGCAGCAATCGGGAGAAAGTGGCGGCGGCCCGCGTTCTCGCGGCTCTGCATTCGCAAAATCAAGCGACTCAGCCGCGACTGTCAATGGTCGCGCACAAACATCAGCACGAAGTTCTGCCGCCAATCAATCCGGAAAATTTGAATGAGCGACGCGCTGAACTACGTGCTCGGGCTGCTCGACTCCGCTAATACGCCGGAAGAATTGCAGGACGCTGAGCGACTGCTGATGCAGCTGGAGGCCGAATCGTCTGCCCGCTCGCGGTACATCTGCCGGACACTGCAGGACGTCGCGGATTTTTTTGGCGCGTCAGTCTCGACGGTCAAGGGTTGGCGGTCGGAAAATCCGCCGATGCCCGGCGACGATGACGGCTACGACCTGCGCGAGATTGTTGACTGGCGAATCTCTCGACAGACGATCAGCCCGCTAAAGCAGGAGCAGCAGCGACAACAAATCGAACTGGGAGAGATCCGCAAGCAGCAACAGCAGATCGAACTGGACAAGCTTCGCGGCTCGCTGGTGCCATTGGCAGATGTTGAGGAATGGGCGTCGCGAATCATGATCCAGTTTCGCGAGTCGATGATGCAGATTCCGCAGGCGGTCGCCCAGTTGGCCCCAGTGCGATCACAACGGGCGATCGAGACTCAGGCTGAGGAATACGTCAGGGCAGCCCTGTCGATCCTGCAGCAGCAACTGGCGGAGCGAGTTGAAACGGAAAGCGAGCCGAAAACCGATGCTGAAACTGAAAGCAATCCGACACCTAAGCGTGCCAGAAAGAAAGCAGCCAAAAAACCTGCGACGGTTCGCCGAAAGCGAAATCGTTCTGCCTGACGGCCCGTTCTCGGGGCAGCGGTTTCTCTGCTCCAGACAGCCCGCACACGGCTTATTTTTTGATGCGGTCGATCAGTCGGAATTTTTCCGCTACGCCTGCACCGGACCGCAACAAAGCGGCAAGACTCTCGCATTCGTCGTTATCCCGATCCTGTACCATTTGTTCGAACACCGGCAGACGGTCCTGTTTGGTTTGCCGTCGATGGACATGGCAAACGACAAGTGGAAACTTGACGTCCGACCAGCAATCGAGGCGAGTCGATTTGCGAAATACCTGCCCCGCAAGGGTGCAGGATCACAGGGCGGGACGCCAGAACTGATCCAATTCGGGAACGGGGCAAACTTGAAATTCATCACGGCTGGCGGTGGCGACGAAAAGCGATCCGGAATCACGGGGCCGATTCTGGTCGTGACTGAGGTCTCGCATCTGGACGAAACCGGCGGGCAGTCAGACGAAGCCACCAAACTGAAACAGATGGAGGGTCGCGTCAGGGCTTACCGGGCAAGCGGTCAGGCTCGCGTCTATCTCGAATCGACTGTCACGACAGAACACGGCAGAATGTGGCAGGAGTGGCAGCAGGGCACGGCTGGCGAGGTTGTTTTTCCCTGTCATTCGTGCGGCAAGTACATCAGCCCGGGTCGCGACAATTTGATCGGCTGGCAGGATTCAGAAACTGAATCAGCGGCGGAGCGTCTCGCTCGCTGGTCGTGCCCGGAATGCGGCATCGTGTTTGATGATCAGAAGCGATTGCAGCAACTCCGGTCGGCAGCCCTGTTGCATCGCGGTCAGTCGGTCACCAAAACCGGCAGGATCACGGGCAAGATTCCGGAAACGAAAACACTCGGCTTCAGGTATTCGGCTGCTACAAATACGTTTGTGACTTCCGGAATTATCGGCGGCGACGAATGGCGAGCGGAACGCGAAGTCGATCAGGAACTTGCCGAACGCGAGTTGCTGCAGTGGACATGGGCACTGCCTGCCCGCCCGGCAGAAACTCAACTAGAACCGCTCGATCATCGGACGATTATGCTCCGGCAACACGATCACAGACGCGGCGAAGTGCCTGACGGCACAATCAGAATCGCGGCGGGCGTCGACGTCCGCTCGGCCCAGCTGGATTGGTTCGTCACGGCCGAGCAAAAGAACGGGCGGCTGCTCTGTATCGACTACGGATTCGAACCGATTCTGCGGGAACTCAGCGACTTACAGACCGCACTGCGGCAGGCGATCCGAACGCTGCAGGAGAAGTTCGCGGCGGGATGGGAACCGGAATCAGGGACCGGCAACAGGTCGGCAGACATCACGCTGATTGACTCAGGATGGGAAACGGATCTGATCCGCGAAGAATCGCAACGCGACAACACATGGCAAACGGCGATGGGATTCGGATTCCGGCAGCACCGCGGCCTGAAATACACGGCACCGAAACGGCAATCGCGTCAGTCGCTCAGGATCGGCGAGGGCTGGCATGACGTCCTGTTCACGCAAGGGCGACCGCTCCGAGAATACCAAAACAACGCGGACCACTGGAAACGCCGCGTGCATCAGGCCCTGTCAGTCGATCAGGACGCGGCAGGGGCTCTGCTGCTGCCCCGCACCGACAAGCCGCAAGGGCGGGCAGAACTCGCCCGGCAACTGACGGCGGAGCGGGAGGTTCAGCAGTTCGAGGTCGGCAAAGGCACGTCGGTGCGATGGGTGCAGACATTCTCTCGGAACCACCTGCTTGACGCCTGCTATATGTCATTCGTCGGGCTGTCTGTGTTACAATCTGACGCAGCACTGGCGGAGCGTCGCAGGGTGGCGGCAGTAGATCAGCCGGAGAAACCGAAACGGAAACGCCGCGAGAAATTTGTCAGGAGCCTGAAGCAATGAAGCAGCCACAATCGCCAGCATGGGCCGCCAGCAGCCCGCAACCACCGTCGCGTCGCGTCCAGTGGTACGACGTGCCGGGATTCGGCCTGTGCCCGCAGTGTGGAAAATACGCGACGGTCAAAGCGACTCAGGGCAACGCTGATCTCAAGATTCAGTATCGGGGCTGCGAATGCGGTCACAGATTCAAAACGACCGTCCCGCGATGATTTCGGGGAAGATTCGAAAAAAAATTCTCAATCAGGGTGAATTGGTTTGACTTCACAGTCAAAATAGACGATAATCCTAACACGCGAGTCACAACGATGAGCAGCAACAAACCACGAAAGGCAAGGCAATGAAATCAGTTTTTTTCAGCAATCGCGACTACATTGCATCACACGGCAAGAATCCATCAGGGCGGGGCAGTTGGGCGTTCATCGTCACCGACGCATCCTGCAGGACTGAAGTCGAGACAGTTTTTGCTCCGGGCTGCCTAACTCTGACTGAGGCGAAAAAGTGGATGCGAAACTACATCCACCAAAATTGGGCGGCTGAACTGGCGACCGGCAAACTGTACGTCAAAATCGGATCGTGATTTTTCCCGCCCTGACCGGGCAAACTTGAGCCACGAAAGGCAAGACAATGATTGACGACATGACATTTTTCACTGAACGCGAGGCAAAGCAGTGGGCGGCAGCGAAACGCCGACTCGGCTGGCAGACTAGCCTGCCGTGGTGGTCCGAGCCGCACCGCTGCTGGGCGGTGACATACAGGCGGTAAACACAAACCCCGGAAGAATCTTCCGGGGTTTTTTTGTATTCTTGCTGAATAGCCTTGACTCCACAGTCAAAATGGTCGATAATCCTGACATGCGAGTCACAACGACGAGCGACAAACACAACAGCCATGAAAGGCAAGACAATGAGCATTTCACTACAAACGCGGATCACATCAGACGAGATTGCACTACAGTTTATCGCGGACTATGCACCGGGAACCAAAGTTACTGAGAACGGCGTGCGGATTTCTGCAGCATGCCCCCGCTGCGGCGGATCTGGTCGCGGCCCTTGGTTTCAGGATGGCGGCATCTGTTACAGTTGCCGCGGGGCCGACACTCGCGATGCTGAATTTTTCTTGTCAGTCCGCAAATTTGCGCAGCGGGTAAAACAGCAGCAGCGAGCAATCCAGAAGCGGCGGGATGCTGCTGACGCCCGTCACGAAAACAAACTTGAATCTCAGCGAAACTGGTGCGAGCAAAACGGCCACGGGCGGATCACGTTTGCTGAATTGGACGCGAAGCGGGCAGCAGAGCGGGAAGCAGAGCGAGCAGCCGCCGAAGATTGCCCAACTGGGCGCGTTCAGGTGTCCGGGGTGGTCCTTAAGACGGAAGTGCGAGACAGCCAGTTCGGGACGCAGTACAAAATGACGGTCAAGACTGACGGCGGCTGGATTGCATGGGGCAGCATCCCGTCTAACTTGCAACTGATTGAAGAAACGATTGAACACCCGGCAGATGAACACGGGGACGCATGGACAGAGACGCGACAACGGTCTCTGGAGCGGGGCGAGCGAGTGACATTCACCGCAACGATAAGTCCCAGCGACACAGACCCGAAGTTCGGCTTTTTCAAACGTCCGGCGTCTGCGGTGGTCGGTTAGAACAGCCCACATAAACCCCGGAAGAATCTTCCGGGGTTTTTTTTGTATTCTTACTGAATACGTTTGACTTCACAGTCAAAATAGTCGATGATCCTGACATGCAAGTCACAAAGACGAGCAGCAACGCAAACCACACTGAAAGGCGAAACAATGAGTAAGCTCGAAGAACTGAAAACGCAGTTGACACTGAAATTTATTGCGGGACGACGACCATCAGACGCCGAAATGGTGGAAGTCGAAAGGCTGCGGGACGAAATCGCAGAATTGGAAAACGCACAACGACGAGACATCAGTTGGTGCAAGTCATGATCGTGAGAATGGATGGACGGAAAGCCGCTGCTGCAATCATGCAGCAGTTGGCGAGGCACAAACGGGGGAACTTCAGTTTTTGTTGTTCGTTTTATTACGATGACGACTCTGTGTTTTTGGAATCGGTAGCCCAGCAGTTGGGAATGGTCCACATGGAATGTGATGGATTTACGTCACGCCTGCAACGGGTCTGCAGGCGTCTTGAGCAGTGCGGTATATTAGCTGGAACGCTGCGAAGCTGTCACGCCGACTACCTCGGAGAGCCGCGGGTGCTCAAGCGGTACGAGTTTTCCGACCATAGTTACGCAATGCGGTTGGCACCTGATCTATGGCCGAACTACACGCCAATGGGTCGCACTGAGGTTGAGTTGGAAATCTTGCTAGAAAGGGCGTACGCATGAGCAGCAAACGACGCAACCTTACGCAGCCTGCCGATTAGTGGGCTGCGTTGAAAACACAAACCCCGGCCACAACCGGGGTTTTTTCGTGCGCGGTTTTGCTGATCTGGAAACCCCGCCTGCATTCCTGCTGACTGTCGGCAACAATCCCGACATGGCACGATCACCATCACAGCGGCTGCAACTGTTTGAGGAACTTCGCGACCGGGTTGAGTCTGGTTTGCTGAGCAACGCACCTGTCGTCACTTACACAGTCGACGGACAGACGGTCAGCAAAGAACCAACGTCGGTCTGGCTTGCCGAACTCGACAGCCGGATCGCGGATCTGCGTCGGCAATCCTCCGGCGGTCTGGGGGCGTCTCGCAACGCTGTACGGTTCCGGCAATGAGCAGCGAAACCGAAACTCCAATCGCAAACCGAATCAGGGCGGCAGCGAAGCCGACTCGATTTGACGCGATTCTTGCCCGTATCAGCCCGCGACTCAGTTCATCCCGGATTCGCTCGCGGGTCGATCACGAATTGCGAATGGCACTGGCGGAGCGTGCGGCGGCTCGATTCTCTGCACATGAAGCGGCAGATCATGGCCGACTGCGAGGCGACCGATGGCTCGCAAGCAAACTGAGCAGCAACGACGCGATCTCGACCGAACTTGAA